ACAGGACCTCAAGGCAATCCATGGTCTGAATGCTGAAGCCGAACTGGCTAACATTCTCTCCACTGAAATCCTTGCGGAAATCAACCGTGAAGTCATCAGAACCATCTATAACGTTGCTGAGTCTGGTGCTCAAGCAAACGTTGCTAGCGGTGGTACTTTCGACCTCGACGTTGACTCCAACGGTCGCTGGAGTGTTGAGAAGTTCAAGGGTCTGATCTTCCAGATCGAAAGAGATGCTAACGCGATTGCACAGCGCACTCGTAGAGGCAAGGGCAACATGATCCTCTGCTCCGCAGACGTTGCTTCCGCTCTGACCATGGCAGGCGTACTCGACTACACCCCTGCTCTGAACTCCAACCTGAACGTTGATGACACTGGTAACACCTTCGCTGGTGTTCTTGCTGGTAAGTATCGTGTCTACATCGATCCTTATGCTGCAAACAGTGCTGCTTCCCAGTACTACGTTGCTGGTTACAAGGGTGCATCCCCATATGACGCAGGTCTCTTCTACTGCCCATATGTTCCTCTCCAGATGGTCCGTGCCGTTGGTCAGGACACCTTCCAACCCAAGATTGGCTTCAAGACCCGCTACGGTATTGTTGCTAACCCATTCGCAGAAGGCACTAACGTTGGCGCAGGCGCTCTCACCAAGAACGCTAACCGCTACTACAGACGTGTCCGCGTTAACAACCTCATGTGATATTGGTTCACATGTTTCTGGGGGGTCTTCGGACCCCCTTTTTTTATCTAAATACAAATAAAACTACTGATGGCGAATTGTAGTTGGGCAAACCAAATTAGTAACAGAAATTTTCTTTCTGGGATTGGTTTCAAGTTTAATCTTGGTAAGTATCCTAAGGTAGATTTTTTCTGCAATAGTGCTAGAATACCAGAACTTAGATTATCAACTCAAGTACAATCAAGTTACTTGAAAGATATTGATTTGCCTGGAGAAAAGATTACTTACGGTGATCTTACACTTCAATTTTTGGTTGATGAGAATATGGAAAATTATAAAACAATCTATGATTGGATTTACGGTCTTGGTTTTCCAGAAACTCCACAGCAGTTTAAAGATAAAACTACAGACCGAGATGGTGTAAGAGATATGAATGAGCAGTTTGCCGATGGCACGCTCCGTATCTTAAATAGCAACTTTAATGAAGTTGCTAAGGTAAAATTCTTGGATATGTTCCCTGTATCACTCAGTTCTCTTGACTTCGATGCAACACAAACTGATGTGAACTACTTTACAGCACAGGCAACATTCAAGTATACTGTATATCAATTGACCTCTTCCACTTATTAATGGACCTTGATAAAATTCAGGAGATGTGGCAGAAAGATGCTGTCATCGATCCTGATAATCTACATGATGAATCTTTGAAGATTCCACAACTTCACTCAAAGTATTACACTCTGTATAATACTATAACATTGTTGCGAGAGCGAGCAAGAGAACAATATAACAAAGTAAAACTTGAACGTCATAATTTTTACACAGGTAAAGCAGACCCTGCTGTGTATGAAGAAGAACCTTTTCCATATAAAGTCCGTGAGAAAGATGCTATCCAACGCTATCTAGATGCAGACGAGCGATTAAATAAGGTTGATATGAAGATTCGCTACTATGATGCAACCCTTAAGTTTCTTGAAGAAATCATCAAAACGGTTGCCAATAGAACATTTCAGATTAAGAATGCTATTGAATGGCAAAAGTTCCAAGCAGGATTCTAATGAACGAAGATCACAGGTTTGATTACCAAGTTGATTTAACAATAGAAGACATACGTCTTTTAAGTCATTGTGTAAATGAAACTCTCAGACTTTGGCCAGGTGCTCCTGCCAGACCTGTGGAAGAACAAGAACATCTCCGATATATGAGAGATTGCTTTTTTAGGATGATTATGGACTACAACTTTAATAAAGAACAATGAGCGATTACGATTACGAAAGCGATTATAATGAGATGCAAGATGTTCCATTTGTTCAGATGGAATTAGATATTAGAGATTGTCATCAGGTTTATAAAGCACTACAGTGCCACACAGAGCATGGTAATTTTAGTGATGAATATGATAAAGCAAGAACTGAACAGATGAAAGATTTTTTTTATCGTATGATTCTAGAATATAAGTTTCAAGTAGGGGAATAAATATTCATAGGTGAATCCTGTGAATTATGTCACACTTGATTATATCGAAGAAGAACGAAGTTTTTCTTCAGGTTAAAGCGGATCCTCACGTATATTATGAACTGGCAGACCAGTTTACGTTTGAGGTTCCAGGTGCCAAATTTATGCCTCAGTACCGTAACAAGTACTGGGATGGAAAAATACGCCTATTCAACACCCAGAATGGAGAGATATACGTTGGGTTGTTAGATAAGGTTATACAGTTCTGTAAAGACCACGAGTACACCTATGAGTTCGTGGAGAATAAGTTTTATGGTCTTCCCTTTGAGACAAACGATATGATTTCTAAGGAGGGCGTAAAGGACTACATGAAGTCAATATGTAAGTATGACCCTAGAGAGTATCAAATCGAAGGGGTATACGACGCCTTAAAGCATAATAGAAGGCTGTTGATATCCCCAACTGCTTCTGGAAAGTCTCTGATGATATACTCTCTTGTGAGATATCACGTTGAGCGCGGGCAAAATACTCTGATAGTTGTTCCGACGACTTCGTTAGTAGAACAGATGTATAAAGATTTTGCAGATTATGGTTGGGACGTAGGTTCATATTGCCACAAAATATACGCTGGTAGAGAGAGGGAAACTAATTCCCAAGTGATCATCACTACCTGGCAGTCCATCTACAAACTCCCCCGAAAATATTTTTCTAGATTTAACGTAGTTGTTGGGGACGAGGCTCACCAGTTTAAAAGCAAGTCATTAATATCTATAATGACAAAACTTGGAGATGCAAAGTTCCGTTATGGATTCACTGGAACACTTGACGGTACCCAGACTCATAAGTGGGTGTTAGAAGGATTGTTTGGTCCATCATATAAAATCATCAGGACTGAGGAACTGATGAAGAAGGGTCACGTTGCCAAACTGGATATCAATGTTCTTCTACTGAAGCATCCTGCACACAAGTTTGAAACATTTGAAGATGAAGTCCAATATATCATCAATCACGAAAGACGTAACAAATTCATCCGCAATCTAGCACTTGATCTAAAGGGTAATACTTTAATTTTATTTGCCAGAGTAGAAGGACATGGACAACCACTTTTCGATTTAATAAATACTGGTAGTGTAGAAGAACGCCATGTGTTCTTCGTCCACGGTGGTGTGGCAACAGAGGATAGAGAAAAAGTAAGGGAGATTACGGAGCAAGAAAACAACGCGATTATTATCGCTTCATATGGAACGTTTAGTACAGGTATCAATATCAAGAACCTCCATAATGTTATTTTTGCTTCTCCATCCAAATCTAGAATACGGAATCTCCAGTCTATTGGAAGGGTGCTCAGGAAAGGCAATAACAAGACAAAGGCAACTCTCTATGACATTGCTGACGACATTTCCTACAAGGCACGGAGAAACTACACACTTAATCATCTAATTGAAAGAATCAAAGTTTATAACGAAGAAAACTTTAATTACGATATTGTAAACATACCGCTAAAGAATTAAATGGGCGAAGAATTTCATGCAGTAATAAAATTAGTTACAGGGGAAGAAATATTCTCATTGGTCTGTGTGGACGAGAATGATGGTGACCCTATTATTCTACTGATGAACCCAGTGATCATGAAAGTAATGCGTAATCACGTAGGTCAATACGTCAAAGTAAAACCTTGGATGGAAATAGCATCCGATAGTATGTACGTCGTCAAGTACGATAAAATTGTTACTATGACCGAAGTCAAAGAAACTAAAATGATTGAATTTTATGACAAATACTTGAATGAAGAAGATATGGATTGGGAAGAAGATGGTAGAACTAAGATTACCGATAAAATGGGATATGTATCTTCAGTAAAAGATGCAAGAGAAATGCTAGAGAAACTCTATAAACTTAAAGATAATAAAGAAAGCTAAGCTATCTCTTCAAACCTAACAAACAGAGTCTACTTACGATTGAGTATATTGTCAAGCCCTAATTGTATGCTATAATATACATAACGAAAGTTTATTGAAACTAACAATGTTATGTCTAAAAAGAAATCAGAACACTACGTTAATAACAAGGAGTTACTTGAAGCACTGATTGTATATCGTGCAAAGGTAGCAACTAGTTTTGAAGAGATCAACGGTAGAGAACCCACTAAGGCAGATAGGTCACAACAATGGCCAGGTAAACCGCCTATTACAAATTACCTAGGAGAGTGCTTCCTTAAGATTGCAACGCACTTGTCCTATAAACCGAACTTCGTTAATTATATGTTCAGAGATGATATGATCTCTGATGGTATTGAGAACTGTGTTCAATATATTCATAACTTCGATCCTGAGAAATCTAAAAATCCTTTCGCTTACTTTACGCAGATTATTCACTACGCCTTTCTACGTCGAATTCAGAAAGAGAAGAAGCAACTGGAAATTAAAACTAAAATCATCGAACGTACTGGTTACGATGA